AAATTTGATTATCGCTAATTTTAAATTCATATAAACCATATTCTGCTATACTGTCATCGTCTTTTTGGTATATATTGTCCTCTGTACTTCTGCTTAATACGACTGAGTTAATTGGTCCAAACATTTCGCCAAAGTTTGCATTTACATCTTTTAAATATTCTTCATCAATTGTGTCTATATCTCCTATAATTAAGGTTTCTCCTAACACTTGAGAAGTTGTTTCAGACAATGTTAACATTTCTCCAGATACATCACTGTTTGTTTCTTGTAGGAATAATGTTTCGCTACTGACATGACCTTCTTCTAAAGTCATTGAAATTGTTTTTGTCATTAATGTATTGCCATCTAATATAAAGTTGACTCCATTGGCCTCTGCTATATCATCTAAAACATCTCTATAAGTGTAACCTATATTATTAAACATATCATAGGTTAATTGCCTTGTTCCATTTACTAAATATGTTCCAATATCGTCCTGCAAACTATAACCTAATTGATTCGCTAAAGCTGTTAAAAAATTAGTGTTTGTTATAGGATATGTGACTTCTAAAGGCTCATAATCTTGCATTGCATAAATCATTCTATCATAAGCAATTATTTGCCACGAGTCAGTATCTTCTTTCTTTTCAATTTCGCTTACAATAAAATTGCCGTAATCTAAATATTCATAGGCACCATTGATTAATAAACCGTATTTAAAGTTAATTTCAGTACCAAAAGGTATGTTTACATTACTATCTATTTCAACACATTGCATAATTGATTTTAAAAGGCTTGTATCAAAAGAATAAGTAACACTATTTATTTCTTCATTAGACAAGATTGTAGTTCCATAAGTAATAAGTACTTTTTGCTGTTTTCCTAATTGAGTTAATTCTTCTTTAAATTCTTGTGTATGAGTCCTCATTATTCTCTCCTTTTTCTAGCAATAAGACTTACTGAAAATCCTTCTACCTCTCCTAAGTTTTTACAAGTTGCTTTCCAATCTCCTGCATAAGTAGACATTGTTACATTCGTTCCTTTATAATCATCATGATATGTAGTAGTTTGAGTGGCTTTATCTAGTATTTGAGATATTGTATGTACTTCATTTTGATTAAGCTTTCTAAATTGCAATTCTAACTTTGGAAATATTCCAACAAGAGTTCCTATTTGTTCTCCTGCTAAATTTCTACCACTATCGCTTGCCCAAAGTTTATTGTAACCGAAATCGGCTTGTACTAAATATTGCCCTAGATTTAAGCCATCTACTACTATTGAATTTTTATCTACGTACATTTTCTATCTCCTTATAAATTACTTGCATAAGCTTGTTGTCCTGATATTCTTTTTATTTCTCTACTTAATATTCTACCATTCATACTATTTACTATATTAGCATTAATTGTTATGTATTTTCCTATTGCTTGTCCTAAAGTTTCCATTGCTTGGCTATCTGTTAAAGGAATAACACCTTCTGCTCCGCTTTCTCCTGCTATTGCTCCGCCAATTCCTATTCCTCTATTTGGGTAATTTACTATACCACCAGTCGCCAATCTTGGAAACCACATTGTACTTAAATATCCTAGATTAATTCCTGGAACTGCGTTTATTACGCCTATTAATGAATTAATTGACCTTATTGGAGAATTTAAAATTCTTTCAGCAGCCGACAATACCGCATTTATAACTGACTTAAAAGCAGAACTTATTGACTCGCCAACTGTATAACCAATGTTTGTAAAAAAAGATTTTATGTTACTCCAAGTGTTTTTTATAAATTCAACAGACTCAGTAAATGTTTGTGTTATGAATTTCCAAATAGATTGGCCTGCTGATACCATTAATTGCACGATACCATCAAAGAAGTCTCCCATTGGTTTTATTATATTGAAATTGAGATATTCTTTAAATTTTTGAAACATTTGAGTAATACCTTGATACCAAGCTTCATAACCTTTTTTTAAGCCATCCCAAGCTTTATTCCAATCTCCAGTGAACACTCCTTGGAAAAATTGTATCAATCCTTCAAATTGCCCTTTAATAGAAATAAACATTGCATCAAAAAAATCTAAAATTGACTGTAATGCTTGCACTACATCATCATAGATATTTCCTGCGGTATCTCCGAAAAAGTTTCTTATTCCATCGCCTTTTTCTTTTAACCAATTTATTTTAGATTGAAAAAAAGATTGTATGCTTTCCCAATATCTAACAATAGTTCCATAAATAATTACTACTACTCCTGCTATTATTGCAGGCAAGCCACTAAAAATTCCTAAAATCGCAACACCTACTCCTTGAATAGTTCCGCCAAAGTTTTCAAATGTTGGGTCATTCATAAAATCTATTAATTTTTCTACAGCATAAACTATTCCAGTTATTGCAACACCTAATTTAAAAGATTGTAAAGCAGTTAACCCTAATTTCCACCCTGTAAGACCTGCAGTAACTCCTGCCATTACAGCTAAAATGCTATCTTTATTTTCTGCAATCCATTTTAGCCAATCTGGTACTTCTCCTTGCATACTGCTTAAATCAAATCCAGCTCCGTGCTGCTCCGCCTCCTCTGGCACCGCCAGTTGCTTTGTTATCTGATAATACTGTCATTTCGTCAAACCCAGCCAATTGCTTATTGACTTCTTTTGCACTTGCTGCCATTCCACCTAAGCTTTTTTTAGCATCTTTAAATGCGTCTGCACTCTTAAATATTCCACCAGTTAATCCAAACCATACACTTGCTATATAATTCACATATTGTAATAATTGTGCTGCCAAATTTACTATATATTCAAGCACTGGCTTTATAGACATTGCTAAAGCATATCTAATATATTCAAGATTTGCAGCATATTGCTCATCATATTGTCCGATAGTGCTGCTTGCTTGTCTTAATAGCATATAAGCACTTCTTACACCGAATATTCCTAACGCAAGCCTACCCATTTGTTTTATTTGTCTGCCAATAGATTTCCCAACACTTTCTAAACTGTTTTTAAAATCTTCAACTCCTGCTTTTTGTTTGTTTATTTTAACCATATCTAGCTGTTGCCTTAAATATGTAGCTTCTTGAGTATTATCAGCTTGCTTAGCTCTTAATTCAACAATCTTGTTTTCTAATTTATTTATGCCTAAATATTGTTTGTCAAGTTCTTTAGTCATTTCCTTTAACTTGGTATCAGAACCAGTATCTTTTCCGGAAGCTATCAATTTTTGTCTATATTCTTCTGCTTTTTCGCCTAGTTCTTCAAATTGCCTTATTTGTTCTTCATAGTTTGCTATTGTGATATTGATTTTAACATTTTCTTTTTCTTTTTTATCTATTTGCTTTTCTATTTTAGCCATTTCTTTATCAAATTTGTCAGTCTTCGCAATACATTCTATAGTTACACTTCCATCTGCCATTTTGCCTCCTTTCTATAAACCTAAGGCTTTATAAAACTCATCACTTGCTTTTTGCTGTTGTTTATTTGCTTTTCTATTTTCTCTTTTTAAAGCTACTTCTCCTTTGCGTTTTTTCCATTCTTGAAGTTCTTTACCTTTCAACTGACTTGTATCATATTCTCTTACATATCTTACTCTATTCAAAACACAATTTTCAGTTAGTCCATTTAAATAATCACAAAAGTCCCACCAATGCATATCAGTTTTATAAATATTAGCTATTCCATAATCTGTAAAAAATGAGGCTTTGATATAGCCTTCATCTTGTTTAAAATCCATCGATGGTTGTTTGTTATCTTTAGTCTTTTCATTACCGCACAATAGAAATTTTGTACCTTTTTTTAATAACTCTTCCCAATCTTTTGGATTATTGAGCCCTTCATCTCCAAATAGTAAGTATATGATAGCTAAAATTTTCTCTTTTTCACTTACATTAGAATTATATACTTCATTACATCTTAAAGCTATTTTAAAATCAGTATTAATCTTATAAAGTTTATCTCCAACTTTTGCATATTCTGGGTTATTCAAGTACGTCGTCCTCTTTTTGTGAATATTTTGCTTTTATTCTGTCCATTACACTATTAGCTTCTAGTTTTAGTTGCGGTAGTATTGGCGCTATTCTTTCAGATATATCTTCAAACATAGTGAAATAAGGTTTTCTTCCTTGTAGCAGTTTTTTAGTAGCTCCTTCTCCTAAAAACAAATCCAAAGCTTTCTCTTCTTTTTTGTAGAAATCATTTATTGCTTTTGCCTCTTCCTCTTGGTTTTTAGTTAATAGTCCTTTGCCTTTAGTATCTTCTTTATTATTTATTACTATTAATCTTCTCTTTATGTCAGCAAGGTTTTCATTATGTAATTTATAGCTCTCATCAATTCTAAAAGGCAATTCAATATCTTCCATATCAAATTCAAGATAATCACCTGTTTCTTTTCCATTTTTAGTTATTGGAAATCGTAAAATATTATTATCAACAGCTTCTATATGCAAGTTTTCCATAAATCCTCTCCTTATAAAAATATAAGGGCAGATATACTCCGCCCTATAGATTAATTATTAATTAGCCTGATATTAATGGGACGAATGTAGGTTCCCCACCTGTTATAGTGCAAGTACCTTCTGTTGGGTCTCCATTATAATATAATGTGTATTCTATTACAGCATCTTCTCCACCATAGCTTGTTATTGCTAACATTCCATCGCTTAATTTTGCTCTATAAGTTCCAGTTGTTTCATCCCAAGTATCTACGTCTAAAATTTTTACAGCAACTTCACTTCCGGTTTTATCTCTTTTTGCATTAGCAAACTCAAAGCAAGGGTCTCCTTTATACATCTTTTGTGACACATCACTTTGCTTTTGATTACTATCTAGCGTACTTGTTGCGTTTCTGTGAATAATCCATTTTTCTGTTGTTATTTGTGGATTGTATGCTATTGCTAGAGTGGTAATACCTGTACCTAGTAATTTATAACTTGGTGTTGCGGTATCACTTGTATCTAGGAATGTCGCAATTTCATCTCTGTTTATTTTTGTGATTTCTGGCATTTTATTCCTCCTTCTTTTCTTTTAGTTCCATTAATTGCTTTGCTGTTAGAGGCTCAATATAGCCTTTTTCATTCAGTTTAATTATTTGTTCAAAATTAGCCTTTACTTTATCTCCTGGAAAATAATATTTGTTATTTAGATTAAAGGCTGTTTTCGCTACTATTTCCGTCATATTGCCCCCTATATGTTATTTGTATTTGTATATCAAATTCTGCTGAATTGGTTGAAGCATTTACCATACTACCGCAATTCAAACATTCTATGCTCTGTATACCAGTTATTTCTGGTAATGTTTTTTCTTTATTATTTTCTTCTATCTTTTGCTCAAATATTTCAAAAAAGCCAACGTTTAATAGATTTATCAGTGCGTCTTGTGCATAATTGTTTCTACTTCTAAATGAATAGACATCTCTGTAAAGTGTATTGCCATCAACCCATCTTTCAACAACACTAGCT